TCACGTCCACGGCCTTGTCGCCCCCTTTCGGCATCACCGGCGCACGCGTCATCAGTACAATCGCCGAGCGGCTGAACGCCATATTTGCGGTGTAGCTGTTGCCGATCGACAACGGGTCGTTATTCACCCAGGCGATCTGGAGACCAGGATTGGCCAGCACGATGTTGGTGTCCACGCCGGTCGTCCCGGTTCCGCCGGTAGCCACAAGGTATTTGTTGGTGTCGCGCCCGGTCTTGGTGTTGGTCAGAATGTCGCCCGCCTTGATCTCGCCCAGGCCGGTGTCCAGATGGATGGCGGTCAATCCGGCTGCATAGCCTGCAGTCAGGTCAACCAGGTATCCGCTTCCGGCGCCTTTGGTGTGCGCGGCCACACGCGCGCTCTCGCGCACCGCAAAGCCCATCAGGTCCAGCAGGACGCCCCGGCGCAGTAGATCGTCGCCGCCAGCTATACTGGCATTCCATAGCTCCACCAACGTGCGCAGCGCCGCCCCTGCCGTGGTATCGATCACCACCTGCAGGTCAGACAAGGGCGCGCCGTTGTCGGCCAAAATCTTGTGCAGCTGCGCCAGGAAGCTCAGCTTGTTCGTGCTGTCGAACGGCGTGGTGCCTGCGGTGCCGTAGGCGCGGCTGGCTGCCACATATAGCGCGGCTATATCCGTTTCCACCTCGCCCACCAGTGTGCGCATACACTGCGCAAACTGGTCGATCAGGATCTTGTCATACAGCCCGCCCAGGCTCATCTGCTCTTCGCCGTTCCAGCCAAAGACCACCGAGCGGCTCTTGCTGATCGTCATCGTTCCCGGAGCGATGGTCTGGACGACTGGGGTGGGGCCGGTAGCTGCCGGGGTGATGTTGTCAGCGCTGACTGTCGGCGTCAACGGCCAGGCGATGGTCTGGTCTTTGGCAGCCTGTTCCCCCGAAGCATCGAAGGTAACTGCCGGAATGAACCCTGTCAGCTCGCGCAAGACGGTGTCCAGGGCTTTGTAAATGGTGGGGATTAACCCGGTTAGTGTGTTAGGCATTTTGGACCTCCTTTAGTCCTGTATGTCCGTTGGTTGTTGGTGACGACCGCTGATACCTGAGTACTCTCAGGCCCTGAGTACTCTCAGGCCCTGAGTACTCTCAGGCCGGGTCGTCAATCCTCGATTTTTCCACCGGAGTGGATGAACCGTCCACGGTCCACGAGGGACAGGCGGTCGTACTCCTGGCGTTTGATGGTCGTCGGCTGGCTGCCTTCGGCCTCGGGTTGGGTGGTGCTCACGGGAACGAAATTTTTCGCCACGTCGTTGGGCCGGTTGGCCTGTTGCATGGCTTCATAGAGCGATACAGCTTCGGCGTGTGCCTTCTGTGCCTCGTCCAGCGCGGGCCGCAGCTCTAGCGCCTTGACTTTGCTCTCGTCCGTCCCTTCGCGGAACAGCCCGTCGAGTTCACTTGCCACTCGCTGGACTTCCGCCTCTGTCGTATTGACAGCGTCGAAATAGGGTTTCAGGTCAAACATTTAATTCTCCTTTCAGAATTTTTTGTACTCGTTTGTCGAGGGTCTGCGCCTCGCCTTTCATATCCTCAGTCAGGCGCGGTCCGCTAGATTCCGCCCCCTCCTGGATATCCTCATCCTGTTGGGGCGCACGGCGTGCGCCCTGATCCTGGTATGCGCCCTGATCCTGGCGTGCGCCCTGATCCTGGCCGAATCGCTGCACCACTTCCTCCGGCGCCCGCTCGAATCCCCTCACCGCGTTCGCAATTGCGAGCGCAGATGCGCCCATCCGCGCTTCCGCCAGCATTTCCTTGCTCGGCGCGCTGATCACCTCGTCGATGAAGCCGTTCTGCAAGGCTTCCTGCGCCGTGAACCAGGTCTCGTTCGACATCCAGCGGCTCAGCGTGGCCTCGTCGGCCTGTGTCTTCGCCTGGTAGGTCTCGATGATCCCGTTCTTGACCGTCTTCAGCAGCTCCATCGCCCGCTTGAAGTCCTCTACGCCGCCGATCGCCACCGTCCACGGGTCGTGGATCATGAAGAATGCAGAATCCTGCATCTTCACCACGTCCCCGGCCATTGCCACGTAAGAAGCTGCGCTGGCCGCCAGGCCGTCGATGCGCGTGGTCACCCGGCCTTTGTATTCCATGATCATCGCCCGGATGGCGCTGGCTGCGAACACTTCCCCGCCGCCGCTGTTGATGCGCACCGTCACCGGCTTGCCGCCCAGCTTGTTCAGGTCTTTCTTGAACAGCGCCGGCGTGATATCATCCTCGAACCAGCTGAATTCGCTGATATACCCGTAGAACCAGATCTCCGCTTCTCCGCTCTCTGATTCCTTGGCGCTCACCACTCTCCAGAATGGATCGAACGGTTTTGCGTTCCCTTCGAATACCCTGATTGGCACTTTCTTCATCACTGATCTCCTTCTCCCGTTGGGGCGGACGGCGTCCGCCCGATCCCGTTGGGGCGGACGGCGTCCGCCCTGGTCATTCTGTGTTCAATCCGGTTCGTGTTGGCGGCGCCTCTTCCTGGATCGGCAGGATGTTCCCTGCCATGTAGAACCGGTCGCCCAGCGGGTACGCGCTCAGGTCCTCCTTCTCGCGCGCCTCATTGGGTGTCCTTATCCCATTCTGGATCTGTTTCGAGAACGATTCCGCCCGCGCCTTGCTGTCCATGCGCAGCAGCGCTTCCCGGATGAATTTAAAATAGGTATTCCCTTGCTCCGCCGTCGACAGCCATCTGATCCTGGCCGCTTCTTCCCACGGCACCAGGTAGGCTTCCAGCGTCCCCTGCAGATATTCGATATATTTCTGCTCGTTCGAGTTATACGCTTCCTTGCCCCGGTTCAGCATATGTAATGATAACCCAAAGAAGTTGGCGACGTCGATATCGGTCGCCGCAATGCTCTCCAGGAACTGCGCGTCCACCAGCTTGATTGGCACCGCCTCGAATTTCACGATCCGGCTGTCGAATACCGCCAGGCGGTAGACATTTTCCGCGCCGCTCATCTGTTCCTCGTAGGCCCCGCGCACTTTTGCCCTGGCCTCCGGCGATAGCTCGCCCGCCATCTGCACGTAGGCCGCCGGCATGAATCCCTGCGAAAATAGCTTTGCCTGTGTCTTATGCGCCATGAACTGCCTGCCCAGCGTCTCCTTGGCATACGTGATCACCCCCCTGCCGATGAAGCCGGTCGCATCTGGATTGATCAACAGGTGTAGGATTTCTACTGCCGGGATATATTTGGGTATATTCTGGCTGTTGGTGTAGCGGTACCATAGATTCCCGTCCAGATCGAACACCGGCTGCGTCTTGTCTCCCGGCAGCACCAATAGCTGCCGCGGCCCCACGATCGGGCTCCAGATATACGCGTTGCCATAGAATAGCAGCCACTCGATCACCGATTTTTTGAATTGGAACGGCGTCCAGCCCCATAAGTTCGGGCTGACCTGCAGCAGATATGCCATGTTCCGCGTCACCGGGTCCGGCTGCACCTGCTCGATGTTCCTGCCTGTCTTGCGCATCATCTGGAAGGGCAGCTTCGCCACGTCGTCCGAGATGATATTCTTCGCCCGGTAGGCCGTGGCAATGCTCTTCGAGCCTTCCACCGTCACCCGCTCGCCCGATTCGGTCCTGTAGCCCCAGCTCGGCGCATAGTCCGGGCGCGGGCTGTTCTTCTGGTCTTCCTCGACCTTTTTTCGCGTGCTCAGTAACTTTTCAAGTAGCATTGCTCGTCTTCGCCTTCCCGATCAGCACGCCGAAAACGATCAGCATGATTCCCAACGCGATCCACGTGATGACCACATTCCACAGCCACAGTCCATACAGGATGCACCCGCAGCCCATAAATAATAAAATGTCATCGATGATCTTAGAAAAAAAAGGTCTTATCCTATTCATCCGCTCTTATCCTGTTCATCCTGTGAATTCTCCGAACACATTCACCAGCGGTCCGCTCATTACCCTGACCCGTTCCCAGTGCGGCAGCTTATTTTTTCCATCCTCGATCCACGGGGCAATATGATGCTCTAATGGAAAATGATAGTGCGGCTGGTCAACGTACTCGTGAAAATAAGCCCTCTCACCCTGGTAGCAGTCCATCCCGCACAGGATCACCGGGGCGCATCCCATCCACAGTGCGAACCAGGCCGCCGTGTTCGAGCTGTAGAAGCCTATCCATACCTCCACGTCGAATTCGATATCCGAAGTCGGAT